TTAAAATTGCATTAATTTGTTTATGACATTTATCCTTATAATATTGCATGATTTTGAAAAAGTTTTTCTGAATATTTTTACTACAATCCTCTCTTTCCAATTTAGCTCTTTTATTATTTCATTTTCTACTACATCTTCCATTACATATCCTCCTACATTTATTTAGAACGTTCATAACCGAAAGATATATTTAATCTTGTTGCATTTGGGCAACATTTTATGAAAGAGGCATTTTCTTTTATGAAAACAAAAAATGACACGTTTTATTGTGTCATAATATAACTTTATATAATTCTTTGACATCTACATTTAAAGCTATCGCTATTTGTATTAGCGTAGATATCTTAGGTTCTCTTTCTTGTCTTTCTATTTTACTTAAATGTCCTTTACTTATTCCAGATAATCTGGCTAATGTTTCTAGTGTAATATTCTTTTTAAGTCGGACTTCTCTTAATAATATCTTTACCTTCATAAAATCACCCATCTTTAGTATGCTCATTTTCATGTATATCATGTATTTTGTTGCATTTGGGCAACTTTATTAAATTTACATTTTGTCCACTATGGTGGAAAAGTGCCATTTTCTTATATGAAAATAATAGCTTTTCATATTACCACCAACTTTAGTATGTACTAATATCTAGAAAGTATGCAAAAAAAGAAGCCCTTTAGACTTCTTTTGCTAGTTTTATTATTTTTTTGAATCTTCTTGTTCTTAATCTTCCTTTTAAACTTTCTGATGATAATATTAAATAGAATTTTAGCAACTTGTTATACTCTTTCTCATTTTTTATATTTAATATTTTTATCATTTGTAGAGATTTTTCATAATATTCTTGCATAATACCATCCCCTTTATGATATTATAGCATATTATGTAACTTTTATTTGCTGAAATTTGTCGAAAAGAAAAAGAACTATTGCTAGTTCTCTATACATAATCATCTGCTATTTTTGAAATACATTTTTTCCATTCTGAATTTATTTTATATCTATTTTCTAAATCATATTTTCCTATATTAACATTGTATCCATCTATCCCTAAATGATATAAGTCTATTAAATATAAGTCAAATTCTTCTGTATTTTTGTCATAATAAACATATATTCTTACACCTTCTAATGTTTTGTCATCTTTACTATGTTTAGGTTTAAATTTCATCAAACTTGGAACATTTTTTATATTCAAATTTTCTCTTATTATTTCTTTCAATCTTTCTTCTTTTTCTTTGTTTTCCTTATCATTATCTAATAAAATAAATTTTTCTTCTAGTGTTGCATTGTGATAATAGATATCATCAAATATTCTTTTTATTTCTATATATATTTTTTTATCATAACTTTTAACATAATTAGTAAAAAATTTTTCATTGAAATTTATTGAGTGTAAAGCTCCGTTAATATTAAAATCTTTAACTTCAATCTTTTCATTGCTTATTACTTTATTTCCTATTCTTTTAACTTTTACTATTTGTGAAGAAATTTTATTAGGCTGTTTTATTATAATATTCATTTATAATTTCATCCTTTGGTATTACTTGATTGTGTCTATCTTCATTTTCATTATAATGTTTTTTCCAACATTCATCTTGATGAGATAAATCTACTAATCCAAAATCGCTAATATCGAATAATTGTGGTAATAAGTAATCTATAAATTCTTTTTTTACAATATCATCTTCAAGATATTTATCATTGTATAAACTTTCAAACATATCTAATGTTCCGCTCTTTTCAGCATGAAATACATTAGGAACCACTGGACCATATGTCCAAGCCTCAATATCGTCACTGAATAAGCATTCATTATAAGTAGAATAATCTACTTCTACACTATTTGTATTTTCTTTGTTTTTTAAAATATATTGTCCCCAATATGCAAATAAAAAATATAAAGCTTTTTGCAATTTTATTGGCGAAATTTGTCTTTTATTAGGATTTTTTTCGTATTCTAAATATTTTTTTCTGATGTATAAGGCTAATTTTATTGCTTCAGATGGTTCACTATTAAAACCTTCTATCATTTTCATAGTTAATACCCCCCTATACTAGATATTATAATATTAAAAAAAATTGTCAATATTTTTAATATAATTGTAATATTAATTTAATATTGTTGTAATATTATATTATATTTATTTGAATTTGTCAATTTTTTGCAAACATTTATTTGTTTGTATGTATTATATCCATTTTTCATAAAAATATTATTCCTTCTATTTTTCGCATAAAACTAGCCAAAAATCGACCTTTCAAAATCAATTTTAAGCCGTTTTATTTTTTGTTTAATATACTTATATTCCTTGATTTTAGTACATTTGGGCACAAAAAAAGAGCTAGACTAGAAATTAATCTAATCTAGCTCTAATATTATAATTTAGTACAATAATTTAATGAAATCCACCCACTTGGAATTAATCCAAATCCATTTTGAACTTTAGTAACTGTTGTTACTACTCCACGTTTTAATCCATTAGTATATTGATTTCCTAATCTTTTATTTTGGTATCTTGCATTTGCTGTTAATTGTTTATATCCTTTTATTTTATATTTTGTACTTGGACCTGTACGAACATTTAATATACTAGCATTAACTTTGTATTTTCCTGTAGTGTATTTTACGCCAGAAATTGTTTTAACCGAATTTGAAGCTACAGCCATATAACTTGTTAGATAATTACTAGAAACCCATTTATTTGTTCCTATTCTACTCCAATTGCCATCTGTTTCATATACTGTTACTGCTGTACCATTAGATAATCCACCTACAATATATCCATTAGGCTTATTTCTTATATTTAATCCTATTTTAGCATTTACATATCTAGTATATGCTTGTGTTGTAACTGGACGTGTGTTGTTTACTTGTACATTTCCATCATGAGCAAATGCAAAGAATTTACTATAATTAGCATAGTTTCTAAAATTGTCTATACTACAATATACTGTATTTCCATCTACAGTTACTTTGCCTCTTCTTGTACTTGTTGAGAATTTGCCACTATATAAATATGGATCATATATCTTTAATGTGTCTCCATCTATTCCAACTAGAACGATAAAGTGTCCACCCGTTGTAAACAATCCATTTCCACATGATACTATTACATAATGATTATTTCTTAATAACTCTACAGCTTTGTCTAAATAATATGTTTCTTCATATCCAATATCAAATTCGTCTGCTACAGCTCTAAAAGCACTAAAATATGTACCATTATTTGCACTTCTATATCCATGTTGTACAAACAAATCACACATAGTATCAGGTGTTATTGCTCCTTTTGTAGCTGTTACTACCATTGAAGCACATGTAGGACCACAAGCACTAGAACCTATTGTTTGGTTTGGATTGCCTACACTAGAATACATCTTGCTTGCCCATCTACTATCTAATTGTGAATAATATGTTAATCCAACATAGTCTCCTAATTCTACATTCCAAGTTTCTGCTTTTGCTCCTTCATAAGCTATTTCTCCTTGAAGTTGAAATCCTTCTGTTTCTTCTCCTTCTTGCTCATTTGATACAGCATTCTCTTGTTCTTCTGTTTGTTCTATTATTTCTGTAGATGGTAAAGATTCTATTTCTTCTTTACTCATTTCTCTTGTTGCTATATCTGTTACAGTATCTGTAACTTTTTCTACTACATCTTTTTTTAGCTCCTTATCATCTATAAAAAATATTGCACTAAAAAATATCATAACCATAGCCACTATAACTGCTATGGTTATATTTCTATCTTGTTTTTTCATTTCAATGCCCCTTTCTTTTCTAATTCTTCCCATTTACTATGTACATATGAATTTCCTTTAAGGTTTGTATATTCTTCATATATTTCATAAGCTCTTTTAATTTGAATATCTGACTTTGGTTGTTTGTTTTCTATGTCAGATAGAAAATCTGTCAAATATGTTTTGTCATGTTCTTTTTGATTTTCCTTCATTTCTTTTTTTACTGCTTCTAACTCTTTTTTAAATTCTGCCTTTATACTTTCTAATGTCTCAATTTTTTTATTAGTTTGATTTGATATTAATGTATTAATAATAACTCCGTAGTACTGTTATTATTGCTACTATTATTGTGCTATCCACTATCCCACCTCCTCTATCTCTTTAACTTTCCACTTCTGTATTATCTTTTCTTTTTGTTCTTGATAGTAAGGTTCTAAGTACTGTGTTTCCATATTAAAAGCAGGTTCTTCCTCTATTTCTAAAGTCTTGTAACCTGCTTTTTCGAAATCTTCTTCTCGTGGATTTATTACTTGCTTATTATCATATTTAAGTATCTTTTTGTGATTTGCATATTTTACATTGTATTCATTTATATATTTTACTAACATATTAACTCTCCTTTTCTCCGTATAAGAAATCTCCTGTTCCGCTTGTTGTAGTAAAACTTTTTATTTACTTTGTCATACATACATGCTACGCCATTTTTGTCAAGAACTGGTATCATATCTCTAACTAATACATCATTATCATATATTTTACAATCATATATATTCATTTTATTTGACTTTGTAATAGTTCCGTGCTGTATTTATTCCAAAAAGTACTAGATTATAATCGCTTTGAAATTCTGTTGTAGATTTTGCTTGATATTCAACATTATCAAAAAATAATTTTCCTTTATCGATTTCAAAATAATGAATATCGTTATCATTATTTGTAATTGTTACTACTCTATTTAGTGCTTTTGAATAATCAAGTCTATAATAACCTAAGTTTGCTGTTTGTCTTTCCATTAACCCAGCAAAAGTTGAATTTCCGGCTGAAATCCTAGCACCAAAGACAAATGTAGTAATAAAGTAAGTTATTTTTGCTCTTACAATAATTCTTGTGTTGCTATTCGGTTTAAATTCAGTATCAATGTATTGCGTACCATTTGACGCCAAATATTTTAATTCTGTATATTCATCTTGCTTTTTCACAGACATCATTAATCTTCTTCTAAAACTAGGCATTTGCAACACCTACCAATATTCCTATATTGTTTACAATACTGCATTGATACGTCTTGTTTGCTTCTATAGACGGTGTTTCTAGCCATCTAATCGTGTTTGGCAATGTTAACGTTGTAGCTGTTGAAGCTGATACAAATTCAAACATAAACTCATTTAATTGCGTATTATCTGTTATTTCTGCTAATGTTAAATTTAACTCTGTTACTTCCCCGAATTTATAGAACTTATTTGGTTCTATTTCTTGTGTGGTCAATGTACTTTCTACTATTTCTACTGAATAATTTTCCCCATTAGTTCCATTTATACCATCCTTGCCATTAGTACCATCTTTTCCATTTTTTCCATCAATACCTTTTTCTCCTTGAATACCTTGTACTCCTTGCTCTCCTTGTGGTCCAATCGGTCCTTGGATTCCCTGAGGTCCAGTTTCTCCAATGTCTCCTTTTTCTCCTTGAGGTCCGGTATCTCCTTTTTCGCCTTTTAATTCTTCTTTGTGTCCTTTAACATATGTTTCAACTACATTTGGTACTTGATTATCAGCATATTCTTTAGCACTTTTTAGTATATCTTTGTCTTGATTATCAACGTATTCTTTATCTGCTGTTTCTTTAAAATTTGCACTTATTACGTTGTTTCCTATTGTTATATTTTTCCCTGCTTTCAATTTGTCCTGCTTATTGTTTAAAACATCTAAAATATCAGGGTAATCTTCTTCTATTGTAGATGTTGCATTTATTGAATCCAAGATATTCATATAGAATTTTTTTGATTTAAACACTGGTATTCCATTTTCTTTTTCATCTTCTGTTATTCTTAGTTGCAAATATATTATTGACGTATCTGAAAGTAAGCTTGGTTTTATTTCTACCTCATATGTTTCATTTACTTTATCCATTGGTATGTACTTTTTTGTTCCATCTTCTTTTTCAAATTCTAACCATGCTACTCCATTCTTAAAGTTCTCAAAATAGAATATTATTTTTCCCTGTAAGTTTTCTCCATCTATTCCAAGAACTTTATCATTAAAATATACCATACTATTGTCTGCTACTTTTATTTTCTTATCTTTCATATCATATCTTTTCCTTTCATATTAATCACAGGTTATTCAAATACTTTAACTGTTAAATCTGCACCCAAGTATTCTATGTTTCCTTTAGAACCACAACGGTTTTGCTAATTTCATTCATATTATCATTTTCCTTTTTATTTCTAATTTTTAGTGTAATAAACTGTAACATATACAATTCCTGTTCTGTTTCCAGAATCATTATTATTAATTCTTATCTTATTATCTTGTATAAATGCTCCAATGCTTAAGTTACTATTAAAATATATATTACAAGGAACAAATTGACTGTCATCAGGATTGAATCCTCCTTCCAAACCTATATATGTTACGTTAGTAAGTCCTGTTGATGTAGTACTGCCTTGCCCCGGATCTGGCAATTGTCCACAATTTATTCTTTTTCCATATATTCTTTTTCCATCTATAGTTTTATTTGTTTCAAATTCTTCACCTGTAATTATATTCTTTTCTGTTGCTTCATTAATTGCACTTTCTGCATTGTCCTCCATTTTTTTAAAATTTTCAGCAGACATCGGAGCTTTTCCACTATATTGAGCCGGTTCTACTTCATGAATAGTTCCATCTATATTTACCTTAGCTTTGCTTACTAAAATTCCATTTTCCCATCCTATTCTTTTTAGTTTAACACTCATTTTTTATCATTCCTTTCTACTTATTTTTGTTTTTATTTCAAATAATCCTTTAGCTTGGTTCTCAAAGTAATTTAGTGTGTAATACTCGTCCAAATTAATTAATTTATCTTGCATTGTATCGTAAAAAAATAATCTATATTTATATATTATATATTTGTAATTAGCTTGCATTGGATACATGCTGTCCGTTGCATACAAATCAGTACTTGGATACTTTTCTTCTTTTTTATATAATGGCATAGGATATAAATCAGCTCCCGCATACAATGTCTCATTTGGATATATACTTTCTTCAATGCCTTTTAATAAATTGAATCCAAATTCCGTATTATTTTCTTTTATTACTTCAATATCTTTTCCTATTATATATTCATCGTCTATTATTCCTTTTGTTGTTCCAAATCCTATTGAATATAATCTAGCCCATATTGGAACATATATTGCTTCACTTTCTAGTATTTGTGTTTTATTGCTAACTGATGCTATATGTAATGGACAATCTATTCCTATACACTCTCCGTCTGTTGTCATTTTATCTTTTCTTGCAATTGTTAATTTTTCTCCTTCTACTATATAAACACCATAATCAAATGTATCTATACAGGCCATTACTTCATTTAGACCAAATCCTATAGCTGTTATCTTTTTATCTTTATAAACATTTAAATCTTCTGTTTTTTGTTCTTTCAAATTATATATTTTGTTATCTGTAGTCATGTAATTATAAATTGTAGTAACGCTGTTGCTATTTCCATTCACATTAATTATTGGATCATAGATAGCCAGGTCAAATTCACTTTTGGTTGCATTTTTTACATCTTTTATCTTTTCCTCGATTTTTATAAAACAACTATAAAACTGTTTCTGATTATTCATTTCCGATATTTTTTGTTCATCTGTCTCATATTGGCTTTTACTAAACAATTCTAAATAACTATCATATATATAGTTGTGCATAATTACTTCTTTATTTGTCTTTATTTTTACATATTCATTTTTAAATTTCATTATTGCACCACCTCATGACTTTCTAAGATTTGTTCCTCATTATAATGTGTTACATATAATTTATATGTCTTTTCTGAACTTTCTTGAGTATCTTCCCCTCTAAATGTATCTATAAAATTAGACAACATGTTTGAATTTTTACATATTGCAATATATTCAAATTCATTGTTTGAAAACAATTCTTGAACTTCTGTTATTATATATGTTCCGTCTATTAGTAAATCCCCCATATGTTTGTTTATTCTTACTCTTTCTCCTACATTAAATACATTTTGGTCTGCTTTTAACTCAATTTGTCCATCAAATTTCAAACTGTTTTTATCTATATATGATGCTCCAATATCTTCGAGTTCTTGAATAGTTTTCCAACTTTCATTCATGTTTATTGTTGTTTCTACAATCCCTGTTTTACTTATCTTGTCCTTTTTTTCTTCAATTCCTTTATCATTATAAAATTTATAAATATTCCAAATTAAAGCACTATCAGATTTTATTTCCATAATTTCTTTTATAACTTTAGTTCCATTATACCTAAATCCAGTTATTAGATTATTAAAAAAAGAATCTCTTATTAATAGAAATTCCTTTTCATTATCTGCATTATTTCCTTCATATCCAACATTGTTAGTTTTTATTTCACTTTTAATAGATTTATTATATCCGTAATATACTGTAAAAGTTGTATTATCAGAATATTTCCCTGAAATATATACCCCATAAAGTAAATTATTATATAAAGACGTGCTCTCTGCTGATTTTATTATATTTTCTTTTTTAATATCTAGAGGAAACAAGAAATCTATTTGCTCATTTTGTTTTAACGTTGATATTTGTTGTTCTAATATAGGATTATAACTTTCTACTATATCTTTACCATTAAAACTCATATGTGATTGCTCATATATTCTAACATTTGTAAAGTTTACTACATTTGCATAATTTTCTGAATTTACTGTTGGTTTTATATATTCTAATCCTGGTATCTTGTTTTCATCATCATATACATGTTCTATATTATCTTCGCTATACAATAATTCAATGTCTTTGAAATAGATATTTTTATTTTCATCTATATACCACCAAAAATTAAACTTGTTGCTTAAATTATTAAGGCAATATTCTATCGTTTTACACAGATAATTAACAGTTATTTTCCTATCTGTCATTTCTAATGTTTTTAAAATAAATCCATCATCAATTAATGGAGCTAGTATTATATTTTCTATTAAATCTTTTAGTTGATATGTTCCTACTGCAATACAAGTTCTTAGCGTAGTAATTTTTTTAGGAGTCATCAATGTAAAGTTTATAGATGTATCTATGTCCAACTCTCTCATTTCATCAAATACATAATCTTCTAAGTATCCTATAAACAACAGTTCCCTTGTTTTTTCTTCTGATATTACTTTAATTTCTTGATACTTCTCTGGTAAATCTTCAGCACTATGTCCGGTAAAATCACACTTTATATCACTAAAGGTTAATTCTTGGCTTGACTTTGCTATGTTATAGTCATCCAATACTAGCAATTTCACACTATTATATTCTAAATATACCATTATGCTAACCCTCCTGTCTTTATCGTTTTTACTACGCTTGGTGCTAATATTCTTCCTGCTTTCTTTCCATCTATATCAACACTTCCATCAAAGTTTGCATTTAAGTAAATTGCTTGATTATAATTTGCATTACTTCTTATAATTGCATTAGCTGATATTCTTCCAGTTTCAACGTTTACTGCTCTGTTCATTTTATTTATAATCTCATCATTCATACTATCTAAATCAAAACTGTTTTTCATTTCTTGTGCCATTTTATTTGTTGCATTTGCTACTTTGTATTTATTTTTTTCTATTCCATTCACTAAGTTGTTAATCATGTCAGGCATATATGTTAATTCATCTTTTAAAGGTCCTGCTGCTGGAACCGAATGTCCCATAATAGATTTAATTATTCCAGCTATGCCTTCAGAAGCTCTTGTTATAATTGACTTTGATTGTTTAGATTCCATTCCTGTGGCAATATTTTGAGCTAAGTCTTTTCCCCATTCTGAACCATTAACATTATTATTAAAACCACTGTTAGCATTGTTAGCTAATGTCTTTGCTCCATTTGCCACCATCTGATCACTTTCTAAATCCCAAGATGCCCTTTCAATATTTTTCTTTGTTTCGTCTGAAATTTGTAAATTTTGTCCAAATATTATTGTTGTGTCGTTAGCTTTATTTTTTGTTGCTTCTTCTAGCCCACTATCATAAACTACTACTCCTGTTGCTTCTTCAACTTTTTTTCTAGTTTCTTCTGGCAACGTAGATAATCCCTTTTTATAAGCCTCTCCGCTTGTTTCAGCTAAATTTTTCCATGCATCTTTTTGTTCTTCTGTCAATTCACTTACCGTTGATGTCTGTTTGCCTAACGATTCAGCTAAATTTATTAAAGATTGTTCTTCTGTATCCATTTGCTTTTTTATTATATTTGCCTGAAAACTGTCATGGTTATCTGTAGCATCTTGCCAACTTTGTTTCAATAATGAAACATAATTATTTTGTGCATTTATTTGTTCCGTTAAAGAACTATTAGTTTTGTTTTTAGCTTGATCATAAGAAATACTCATATCAGATAAAGCTTTTTCTATTTCTTCTTTGCTATTAGAAACACTTGCTGTTGTTAAGTTTTCATATTTTTCAACCGTATATCCATATTCTCCAATCAAATTAGATTGCTTTTTTATTTGCTCTCCTATATAAGCCAGATTTCTTGACTTTTCCATTTCTTCTTTATATCCATTAGTTGTTTTATTTAATTCGTCATTATATTTTTGTCTTAATTCAGTAAGTGTTTTCGTAGCCTCTGATTGATTTTTAATTGCTGTTTGATATTCTTCTTTATATGCTTCTAAAGCTGCTTCTGCTTTCTTCTTAGTTATTAATTGATCAATATTGTCTTTCAATTCTCCATATTGGCTAATAATGTTTCCATTCATTTTATATTCTGTTCCTAGTGCACTGTTTAGTTCTCCAAGTATATATTTTGCTCTATTTTCATAGCCTTCTTTTACTTTTCCGTTTTCATCTGTCATATTCCTTAATTCATCAGCTAATTTTTGCGTTGTCACTATTTCACTTTCACTATTAGCCATAACCTGTTCTCTTGTTTGCTTTAAAGACTCCCAAGACTTTTGTTGTAAGTCGGCTTCTTCTCTTATTCCGCTTAAGTACATTAGTTTCATTAGCTATTGTTTTTGATAATGTTACAAAAACAGCAACTCCTCCAGTCGCTAACGCTACTAAACTTGCCATTGGATTTAAACAAGAAATAATGTTTTTAGCTAAATCAATTCCTTTTATTGCTGTCATTACTCCCTGATATATTTTCATTGTTGCTATTAAAGAAATAACAACACTTATAATAGATGTTATTGTACTGACATTTTTAGTTGCCCATGCCCAGATATTTTTAAAAACTCCAAGCACTCCTGAAAATACAGATTTAATTTTCGGACCATACACATTAGATAATTGTTTCATAGTGTTTATAATTTTACTAAAATCTATTTTTGAAATCTTATCTGCTACTTTCTTCAATGCCTTTTCTGCAATAGAACCAATATTACTAACTATATTTCCTAATCCTTTTAATTCTGTTTTCTTTAATGCTTTGTCTATTGTGTCAATTATATTAGCAACTCCTCTAGTTATCGCTGTCTTTGCATTTGTTATTGATGTATTTATGCCTCCTACTGAATTTTTTGCTTGTTCTTCAAATGATTGAAATTCTCCTATCCCTGTTTCATTTAATTCAACAATTTTATCCATAAAAGAATCCATTGAGATTTTGCCACTTCTTAATGCTTCTCCAAGCTCATCTGATGTCATATTAAATGCTTTTGCTACCTGATTTAATTGTGCTGGCATAGCTGTCTGTATGCTTCTCCATTCCACCATGTCTGGCTTACCTTTAGCATATGCTTGGCTTAACTGTTCCATAGCAGATGATTGTATATCTGCCGAAGCTCCACCAGCTAATAAGGCGTTATTTAATGCTAAAAAGTAGTTTGTGCTTTTTTTTACATCTCCATTCTTACTTGTAAACCTTTGCACTGACAATGAAGCGTTGTCCAATGTGGTTGGTAATCCAGATAATTTATCGCTTAATTTGTTTATAGAAGCCTCAGCATCTTCACTAGCAACTCCTAAATTTGACATTACTTTTGGATAATTATTTAGTGTATCTATTCTTGATACCGCACCATCTATGCTATTATTTATAGTATTAATTGCTGTGCTTATTATCTTAGTTATCCCTAATGCTGTAACTATATTTTTTATTTTTGTTCCTCCATTTTTAACGGATTTTGTAATTGAATTTAATCCGTTTATTAAATCCCGACTTGTCTATCGCTGTATCATAAGTTAATGATCCGAGCTACTGCCATTATTTTATCCTTTCCATGTAGGCAAAATTAAAACACCTAGATTTCTCTAAGTGTCTGATATCTTTTATTATTATTTTATATTTCTAATTTCTAATATGTAGCTATTTACTTTCGTATTAGTTATTTCTCCTTGTACCAAGTCCCATTCTATTCTTCCAAGTATAGTAGATAAGAATAATAAGTTTGTCGAGCTGTCATCTTGATATTCCTTATAAACTTTTTCTCCTAGTGTATCTATTTTTTCTTTTGCTTTATCACTAGTTATTTTCCCTTGTTTATATTCTCCTAAAATTCCAATAGCTTGATTCTTATAATTATTAATTGGTACTAAATTTATAATCTTTATACAAATCCCTATGAAAAGTAGAATAATTATTGCAATTATTATCCAAAACCACCATTTTTGATAAATCTTCTCTTTTGGTTCTTGATTCTCCATAACAACATCTCCTTTTATCGTATTATAAATATTATTATATCATATTTTTTTATGCTTTTTTGTCAAATAATGTCGAAATAAAAATATTTTATATTTTATTTGTAATTACTTTAATGCTTCATATATTTTATTTAGCCTTTCTTCTTCCTCTACCGGTTTTGGTAATGCCCAATAATCTCTTAATTCTAGCATATTTTTATCTTCTCCCTCATATGCTCGATAACCTTGTATTTTTACAAACTCTACATCACTTTTTAAGGATTTTAATAATGCTTTAAATTTCCACCAATGTACTTTGTCGTATGCCAAGTCTATTCCGAAGTTCATAAAAAGCTCCATAAATATATTCATCATCATACTCATACGAATATATTTGCTTATTACTTCCCTTTCCTTTTCCTGATGTTTTGTGATAGTCTTCTCTGCCACATTTATAAAACCATATTAATTTTTCGCATGCTTCTTCATATAATTGTGAATTGTTTAACAATTTATTGTAGTTTTCTACATAAAAAAAAGCAGGATAAAAATGTCGTAACCCATACTCAATCTTTTTAGATTTGTCAACACTTTTATCCTGCACCTTATTTTCAAAAGATATCATATTTCTAAAGTCTACATTTATTTTATATTTTTTTCCTTGTAAAATAACAAAATAAGGTAGTCTATTAAACATAATCATATTAATATCTCCTATAATTTCTGTTTCTTCTATAATTATTTCTATTATAATTTCTTCTTTGTTCTCTATTCGTATTACCACTTAAATTTCTTGCTTTATTTTCTAATTCTTTGTTTTTTTCTATTATTTCATTAATCATATTTCCAGAAGTAGCTGTTATGTATGCTTTATATATACATGTTAATACTGCTATTTCCACATCTAAAGTCATTTTTTCATGTCCATCTTCTAATCTCTTACTGTTTATTTTCTCTATTGAATCTTTTCCTATAACTTCTCTTATTTCTCTCTCTATGGTATCTTCATCTTCATTAAGATCTTTCAAATCTTTATCTACAATATTTTTCTTATTAATTTCAAAGACCAATCCGTATATATCAACTTCAATTTTTTGGTCTGTATCTTCATACCCAAAACTTACTCTTTTACTTTTCATTTTTTATCCTTCCTAACATAATTATCTTTAATATCTACCTTTTCTTTTAAGCATTCTCTGTAAATGTTTTTGTTTTTACATTAAATGTACCATAAACAAATTCTCCACCTTCAAGAGAACCTGTAATTTGTTTTTGCTCCCCTGCAGCACCATTACATTCTGTTATTTTGCAAGTCTGTGTTATTTTTCTTGCTTTAAATGTATTTTCCTGTTCTGCAACTGGTTGCCATAAATTTACTATGTAATGATCTGTATTTAAGTCTGAACCTGTTTTTCTTTCATAGAATAAATTATACATATAGTCAAACACCTTATCGCCTTTAACCATATCCATAGTAATAGGAAATTCATTCGAAAATCCTGTAATCTTTTTTGTTTTTGATTTTTGGTGTATGTATTGCTTTTCAGACTCTGTTGGGTTTGAACTTTCTGTCATTTCTGTAATTACTCCACCTAATACTATTTCATCATTTATTCCAAAGTAATGTGCTTCGTCATATTCCATGATATCTGTTAATTCTTCAACTGCCATTTTAAATTCCTCCTCTTACATTAAAATAAAGCTGTATATAATACGTACTTATAAAACCTTTTTCATCAGTTTCATAGGTTATCGCATTAGCACAGCTAATTTGTTTTATTTGTTTATTTTTTAATACTGGATAGTTTCTTAGTCGATTTTGTTTATCTATCCAATCGCTTAAATCATCTAACCAGTCTAAATTTTCTAATCTTTGTATGTCATCTTCACTATTTGCTTTTAAAAGCAATGCATATTGATATTGTCTATACCAGCCTGTATCTGTTATATATTTTAGTGGCAAATTTTCTACTCCACTCCTTTGCAAGGCTAAAGTATCTGTTTCTTCTGGTAGTTCCTCTGTATGTATCATTTCTGCTATTTCTTTTATTGGTTCATATTTTAACAACCATTCACTTATTGCTTTATCCATTGTCTAGCCTCCTTGCATAATTTGCTGTTTGCATTAATATTTTGTCTCTTTTGTCTGCCTTCATTCTTTCAAATGGGTGTGCACCTCTTAATTTATTGCTGTGATATTTTAAATTTTTGTTTATAACTACTTTTCTTTCTCCACGTCTAGCATAAGCACTTCTACTTTTTACTCCTACCATAACTTTTCCTTCTGCTTGGAATCTTGCATAAGGAACGTTTATTATTACTTGTTTTCCGCCATTAATAGGATATGTGGAAGTTTCTTGTGTTCCGCTTTTATAAGAAACATATTTTTTCAAGTTGTCGGCAACTGTTTTTCCAAGGAATTGTTGTACTTTTCCTTGTTCTCCTAATCCTAAACTTTTATATATGGTTTGTAACGGTTTAGTTTTCAATATCATGCTCATTATATACACCCCAATTTAATATGATTTGGTAAATCCTCATCATTTAATGTAAATTTATCAATAGATGTTACTTTATGAACATTTTGTGCACCATACTTTTTACTTAATTCTGTTAATGGTACTCTTTCTATTGCATCTTCTACCTTTTTATTTACAATAATATCGTTCTTTTCTACAAACCACTTTAAATTATATCCATTGATATCAAAAATCCTAATTAAGGCATTGTCAGTTGAATCTGTCCCATTTCTGTTATGATTTGTTATTGAAGTATTTCTATAACTAGCCTCTACAACATATCTATCCCATTTGTTATTACTTTTATGGTATATTGTTATATCTTGCATTGGAAAATCTTCCATACTAACCTCCCTATAAAAAGCATGTTAATTCATCAGGCAAACAATTGATTATTTCCTTTTTAGCCACTTTATATTCTTCATCAGAAAGCACTTTAAAGTTTTTACTTACTCCATCTATCGAATATGAAGTAATTTTTCTGTTTGTACTTTCTTCCTTTTTATTTATTAAATCAACTAAAGCACAAGCAGTATATTTCAACTGTTCTTGTGCTTCTTTTGGCAAATTATTTATTTTTGTTTCTGTTAGTCTTGTATTGACATTCTTATCAATTTCTCTGCTTGCTTTTATTATTAGTGAATCAAAAAAGATTTCTTGTAGTTTTCCTTTATACTCAAGTAAATAATAGCTATAATCTGCATATTTCATCTTTATCAGCTCCTATTTATGCAAAGTCAACTAATAAATCGTCATTTAAGTCTTTTATTCCATAAATTATATCGAATGATATTTTATCAGTTTTTGTATCTTGGTCATATCCGTAAACAACTCTTACTGCTAAACCATTTGCACTAGCTATTGCAGCTTTAGCAGCACCTGCTGGTAATTCCAATTCTCTAGTAACTAATGCTAGTCCATTTCTGTGGAATCCTAATGAATGTTCTTTAATGATTGGCATAGCATCAATGGCTGTGGAAATTGTTTCTACTATTTTTTCGTCTACTTTTACGGTAGCAGAACCACTAGATGCAGTTATAGCTTCTGCCACTGTGTAAATATAACCATTTACTATTATTTTGTCTCCTACTGCAAATTTTCCTGTTGTAGGTGTTACGCTAGAAGCTGTAAATTGTTTTTCTCCTTTTGTTCCTGTTACTTTTAATGCTGTGACTGTTCCAGCTGTTTCTGCCGAACTTGATGGAACATTTTGACTCATATATGTATTCATTGTATACGCTTTTCCAATTGTTGCATCTCTTAAAGCTTCACTTGAACCGCTTGCTGATAAATCTGTAAATTCTGTTAAAGTGTTGTACTTATATAAAGATTCTACACCTAAAACTAGGTTTCTTAAATTATCTCTAGGTGCTTTCTTTTTGTCTAAAGCTTTTCCTATATTAGCTAAATCTTTTATTTCTGGTTTAGTTGAAATATCTACTTTATTGCCGGCATTTTGAATACCTACAGCTAAGATATCGCCATCAACTGCTTCTGCTATTGCAGACATAGCTGGTTTTACCACTTGTTCGGAAAAGTCGCTTATATCTAATGTCATTTCTTTTGAAGTGATTGGAACTGTTATATCTCTATATCTATCCATTTTTACAGTTGTTTTTCCTTCTGATAATTCTTGATCTTCTGTTTGTCCTAAAAAATTCTTTGCCACAAATTTTGCAGGTTTTTTAATTGTGATTGTATCACCTACATTTACAAATTCTTTTGAATAGTCCCTATGAACTAATCCTGCCATAACTAAATTACTTTCTAATTGCATTAATGCTTCTTTTGCAATTATATCTGGTGTTAATATTGTGTTTCCCATATCTTAATCTCTCCTTTATTTTTTATTTTTTCTGTAAGCTTTATATTCTTCATAGCTCATTTTTGATAAATCTGGGGTATTAGTTTCTTTGTGTTCCCCTCCTAAGTCAATTGTTTTTGTTACTTCTTCTTTGTTAGAAGACAAATATTTTGGATTATCTTCCAAAAAACTTAATAAGTTTTCTTCGAAGTTGCCTTCCATTTTTGAAACTTTAAATACTACATAATCTAAATCTTCTATGGTTACCCCCGCTTTTAAAGTCTGATTTTCTTTTTCTAAGCTTTCATTTTTAGATAATGTGTTTTTATATTCTGTTTCTTTTTCTGCCTGCTTTTCTTCTGCTGTTTTTTGATTTTCTTTCCATTCTCTAAATGCTTTAAGCTCTTCGCTAGTAGGCATTTTTTTCTTTTCTTTTGTTAGTATTGCATTTACTTCCTCTTGAGTAAATGTTTTTTCAGCCTTTCCCTCATCTTTATTTGCGTTGGCTTGAGTTCCAACTTTTTCTGTTTCTTCGATATTGTCTCTTTCATCTTCAACAGTTTCTAAATTTTGATTGATTTTTTTTTCTTCCATGATAAAACCTCCATTTTTTATTTGGGTAATAAAGTAATTCCCACACCTTTATTTCTTTAATGTCTAACAAGTAAAAGACGATAAAAAAAGAAGCTCGTCAGCTTCTTGTATATGTTAAAACGTTAATAACTAATTTAATGTATAAATTGTATTTTTTTGCATAAACTATTGATTATCAGCCTAATTTATTGTATAATTAAGTTAATAATATTATTATTGAAGGTCAGTTGAGAACCCCATATATTTGGTTCGCAGTTGGCCTTCAATCATTTTCTTTTATATGCATTTTCTTTGCAATTTTCATTCTTGAATAATCTTTTTCAAGTCCTGTCTCTTTGCAAAATGCTGTTTGTTTCATTTGTAATTGTCTTAATTTACTTCTTTGATTTGATGAGTCTATACCTGCTTTATCTAATGTTTGTATACTTCGTTTTGCATTTCTTATATCACTTTCAAATTGTCTTTGTCTTTGAGTTGCTTTATAATATGGTACTTGTTTTCCATTTAGTGTAACTGTTGCATTCTTAAACTTTTCTAATTCATTATTTGTATATACTGGTTCTGAAACTCCTAAGATTATTCCAAAATAGCTATGTCTACAATTGTACTCTTCCCATAATTCTGCAACATCTGACCATAGCTCTAAACCATATTTGCCAGCATCTTTCTTACTTACTGCAAATTGTTTTCCTTGTTCTTCTGCGTGGCTTGGTCTTGCCCCTAGATGTGCTGTAACCTCATATCCATCGCAACCTAACTCTGTTTCTATGTTTCTATTTATATTGTTTGCTGTTGTATGAATACCACTTAACACATTTCTTCTTACTGCTGTTTCTAATTGTATATTTCTTCCCAGCTTATCTTTTAATGTTATTCCTTTGTCTGCTAATTGTTGTACAGCTGTATTAATAGCAGACGTATAATCAAATGCACCACTTATAACTTTCATATATGCTTCATCTACTGCGTTAACATATGCTTGTTGACTTTGAAAAGCTATAGTTTTTGTCATGTTCTTTAGTGTTTTATTAGTTTGTTTTAATCCTTGATTAAGTATGTTATATTGAGTCTCACTCAGTTTAAAAGGCTTTTCTCTATATTTGTATAATTCTTCGTATCCTTGTATATCCTCTTTTGCCATATTTTTGAATAGTAACTTTAATGCATTCTTTGTTTCTCTTGTTAATAATGATGTTTTTTCTAATGCTTCATTAAATATTTCTGTTCCATTTGTTTGTAATAATATTTTCATTTGTTCTTTACTTACTGCTGTAATATCATCCATTATGCTTATTCTGCTTATTATATCCGCTATAATTTCTATATTTAACTTATTATATAGTTCTACAACATCATTAAATTCTATATTATTTAAATATTCAGGTGTTAGCATTTGTTTTATTCTCTTTCTTCAATTTTTATGTTTGATATTTCATCTTCTTTATTTATATTTTGCAATTCTTTTATAGCCTCTTCTTCATTCATGCCGTATACTTTCATTAAATACCTTTTTTTACTCATCAACCCCATTGCAACTTCTTCTTTTGCTCTTTGTCTTACTGTACTATCATCTTCTAAAAAGCCATCTACTTCTGCTATTTCTATTTCTTGCTTCTCTTCTATTGATGCATTTCCTAGCATTTTTTCACATAATAGCAACGCTCTACATATACCAATTAAATATTCATTGACTGCTTCTCTGTTTTTTCTTCCATTATTTACAAAATCTTTGTTTGCTATAACCGCTTCTGTTGCTGTTACAATGTTTCCAGTTTCGAATGAATAATAATGTGTACCATATCCAACTTTAAAAGATAAATTGTCTAATGCAAATTGTACTCCCTCTTTATTATCCCCAACTCTTAAATCTGGATTGTACTCAAATATGTAAGGCTTTTCATTTACATCATCCATTAATTCATTTCCTATTTCCACGAATTGTTGTTTTCTAATGTCGGATGGATAAACTATATGCTCTCTAGTTCTTAAATTACCATTTTTATCTGTATATTCTTCTGTTTCTATTCTGGTTAATTTTTTGTTTATTAGCATTAGCTTCTGACCTAGTTTAAAATCCATTCCAAAATTATTATAAACTAAATCTAATATTGTTAATTGATCTATGCTATCTCCAAACAAAGATATACCTAATCCATTATTGTCTGATATAGGATTCACTCGACCTATTTTTCCTAAACTAAATAATGGAACATTTGATAAAGTATTATAAGTATCTATTACTCCATTTACTCTTATCTCGGTTCCATCTTCTTTTATAAAAAATTTATTTGTTATTTGATATCCCTTTTCTCTCAATTCGTGCAATTCCAAATAATATACGTCTTTTATTTTGTCGTTTATAACTCTTTTTTGTTTACTAACAATTGCACAATCTATAATTTCGCCATCTTCTATAGTAAGCGGTATTATCTGATTTGCTTTAACGTCTATTGTTTGTATTTTCGTTTTGTCTGTTTTAGCTAAAGTAAGCACCCCATTTTTTTGTGTGATTTTAGCATTTTTTATTCTTGCAACAGTCCCTACTGTTCCACTATATCCCATAATTTCAATAGCTGCTGGTAATTTTTTCAATACTTTGGCTCTTTTTAAATCTTCTTGTAGAATATCATTATTCTTTTTTGCAGTTATTGTAAAAGGCTCACTTGTTATCGTGCTTGCTAAATCTTCACAAACTCTTTTAGCCATTCCTAATGAGTACATTGGATATTCTTTATTATCAACGGTTTGTATATTTAACCATTCTGCTTTCCCTTGCCATATATCAATCCATTTGTTTATATGTGAATAATAACTTTGTGAAATATTATTGTATCCTCTTTCTTGTAAAAACTTAAATATAACTTCCATTTTATCCTCCAATTCTTAATAATTGCTTGTACCATTTTTCTATTCCATAATTATTTGCATCTAATATATCTATATCCGATGTTCCGTCATCTAAATATCTGTCATCTTCTGCTTCCTCGTCTTGTGTTGCTTCCTGTAATCCTTTTACTATTTCTTCTGTTTCATTTTTCATAAATCTAATTCTATCTTGCATAAGAAGAACTCCCCATAAATGAATGCGACTAGATATCTCTATCTTTTGGCTTCCCATTATAGGAATATAGAATCCATTTTTCATTAATGCTTTTCTTAAAAATTCCATCAATTCTGGTTCTGCACTATCACAAAAAATTGCCTGAATACTTCCCCATGTTTTTACTACATATTTGATATGCTTTATAAAACCTCTCTCAAGTCTTGCTAAGGTTTCTCCTATTCCTAATTCATCAGTAACTTTTTCTCCGTTTTCAGAACAATCGACTTCATCGCTTCTTAAAACATCAACATAGTCAAATTGCCTAGATATTCTTTGCGAGCAAAAAGCATGTGCTGAACCATTTTTCCCAAAGTCAACTCCCGTTGTTATAAATCCTCCTCTTGCAGTATCTGTCATATACCTTGCCTTATTGTTTGCTATGTCTCCAAACAAAACCCCAGCACTTGCAATTCTATCTCCTTTTATATCCCTTTTATACCAAATACTATTTTTGTTGTAAGTCATTAAAATTTTTTCTAATTTCTCATTACTAATTGATAAATTATTAAAGATGTTAAAATGTCCATAGTTGTATCCATAATCTTTAATCTTACTTTGTTGATTTTCATGGAATTTTAAAAAATCTGTATAATACCAATGAGCTGGTGGCTTTGGATTTAAATCATGAAATATTTTTCTATCACTGCTTGATAGCGTTCTATCCATAACTTCATTTAAAAACTTTTTGTGACATTCATTTGCTTCTGTTATATAAGCCATCCCGTAAGTATTGCCCTTTATATATTTTTCATCTCCATCTTTAGCTCCACCACTAATTAATACGATTTTTTGTCCTGTTAGTGTATTTATATATATGCAATCCTTATTCTTGTACTTTCCTTCATGACATCTACCCTCAAAATAATTGCTTAATCCGTATCCATCGCAATCTATAATGTTTAATTTTGCACTTGATATAGATACTCCTCCTATAAGAAATAACTTGTCCGGATGGTTTTCTAACGCTATACAAAAAGCTAATGTATTTACAACATTTTTTGCTCCTCTTTTTCCACCTTCAGCTACATTTAGCCATGACGTCTGACATTTTCTTATATATTCTGTTTGTTTTTCATCAAATGGGCTGTATTCATTCATTTAAATCATCCTCTGTCCTTACTTTTTTAGGATTATTTATTAGGTATGCTATATTCTGTATATTCTGATTTATGTTATTTATATCATTTTCTTTTTTGTTAGCTAATATTTCGTTTAAATCTTTCAATGCAGAAGCTAACATTTTCAATCCTTGTCTGTCTATTATACTTATATATTCGTTTACTTCTTCTTGTTCTTTCGTTACTTCTTTAGACGGTTTCAGCGCTTTAGGATCATATGTCACTGTTTTTGTTTTTATTTTTGACTTTGCTATATGCTTATTAAGTTCTGTATTTGCTTTTAATACATTAAGAGCTAATTCGTTTGCTATAGATTTTATATCTGCAATTTGTTGAGCTTCTTTTTCTGATTGTTTTTCTATTACCTTTTCTACTGTTTTGTTGCTCTTTCGTTGCTCTTTTATTGCCTTTTTCTCTGACCAGCCTTTTGTCTGTTTATTAGTATTTCCAGTGGATTTAATATTTTTGTTTCTTAGAAATTCTTTTACTGATTTATAGTCACTTAATATATATTCTTTTTCTAATTGCTTCCAATCATATTTTGCCATCTCCCCACCTACTTGTTACTTTTAACTGTTACCTCTTTACCTTCTCCTACGAATCCTTTTGCTTCTAATTCTTTATATCTTTTATCTTCTGCTTTGAATTTTTTTCCTACTGTATACTTCTTTAAGTTGTTTTGTTTATCGTTAAAATCTTTTATGACTTTTCCTTCTAACATTACAATTCCTCCTATTTTATTAAACATTTATTTTTAACTAGATAAGGACATCTTACTATCTGCTCATCTAAGTTTATAACCTCTAAAAAAGAACAGTTTTTACACTGTTCCGATAATTGTACATTTATTAACTTTCTTTTCCATTTTTCTTCTCTTTCTTCTTGTGTTTCTATCATCTCTATTGTCCTTTTACAATCATCTAATTTACATTCTTTACATTTTTTCCCTTGTATTGGACATACTTTATTATCTATCAAACATTGTTCCATATTTTATTCCTCTGTACACTTTAGTTTTCCATTTATGTCTTGTGTTATTTTACAGTCAATATCTTTATTACATTTACTGCAGTTTTCTTCTTTGAATTGTTTTATTTGTTCTAGAGTCATATTATTACCTCTTTTCTTATAAACACTTTGGTCTAGGTAGTAGGAGTTGCACCTGCACTCTCAGGTGTCCAAGACCCGCATCTTACTATCAAGACTTTACCTAGATATTAGAACTTGCTAGGGAGGTTCTTTATATACTTAAAGGATAATAATCATTACAGCCAAATTTATATTATCAGTTACCTAGCATACTGGTAATAACTAATCTAAATCTATTTTCTCAATTTCTGCTCTTATTCTAAGAGTTCTTATATAGTTTCCCATATATTTCTTTTGTTCTTTTAGTAATTCTAATGGGCAACTAGGTGTAAAGTTCAATGTTCCTGCTTCATATTTTACAGTCATTGCATCTAGTTTGTCGTATCTTATTTTGGCTTGCACGTATTCTGCTTTAAATCTTTCTTTATAATCCTCACTATTCATTAATTCTACTGTATCTTTTAAATCCATTTTTATTCTTCCTTTCATAACATAATAAAAAGAGTAAATACTAAGGGCTTGCATTTACTCTTTTCTCTACTTACATTTTTTCTATTATAATTATAGTACTTTCAAAAAGAAATTAAAAGGAAGTTTTTGCGTAATTTTTGCGAAGTTTTAGTCCAAACCCGCATTTATTATATTTAACATCTTTTCCATAGCATTGTCTCTATATGTCTGTAATTGTTTTACACATTTATATTTTTCAAATTCCTTAAAATATGCTTTTTCTACATAATCCCATTTTGATTTTCTCATATAATACGTTTCTATTACAAATTTTTCTTCTTGTGTTAATGGTTCAATCATATTTTTAACTCTAACAACTATTTTATTTAATTTTCCTTTGTCTATATTTAATTTTGCAATTTGTCTTTTTAGATACTCTCTATCTTCTTTGTTTATATGATTTAATTCTTTTTCATAATTTAGAACTGTACTTGACACCTTGTCTGATATTTTATTTGTATTGCTATGTATACTATCAAATACTTGCCCCGCTATTTGCATATTCTCTATTACTTCTCTTTCATCATCTTCATAAACAGTTCCTGAATATTCTAACCTTTCTTTGTATTCTTCTTCTTTTATTTCAATTTCTGTTAATTTTGATTCGTTCTCTTTATGATGTATCAACATTGTTTCAACGTCTTCTTTTATATATTTACTCATTTGTACCTCCTTGTTTTCTCTTTATATCTTCTCTTATAAGTTCATCTTTAAAATTGTCTAAGATTTTATATGCTTTATTTATTTGTGCTTGACTTTCTTTTCTTTTTGATATGTCTAATAAGTTTATGTTTTCTAATTCTTTCATTGTGTCTATTACTTTGTTGTATACATGGTTTATTGTCATTTGTATCACTCCTGTTCATTTAGTAAATATCCTCTTTAACAAATTCTGATATGTCCATAACTTCCTGTGTTTTATCTTTATCTAATATAAGCTCTAAGTTACTTGAATAATAACCATTTTGTTGACTATAGCAAGGAACAAAAAACTTTTCTCCTATTATTGATATAATATTAAACCCTGCTCCTGTAACTCCTTCTACTAATGCTTCTAATGTTTCAACAAATTCTATTTCTTTTATATTAATATTTTTACCTGTTTTTACTGATACATTGTAATTCTTTAACATTTCAAAATCTGCATATACACTTTCACAACAGTCTTGTTCATGATAATATCTAAGTTTATAGTTATTGTCGAAAACTATTTCATCTTCATTTATTTGTTTTATTTTCATTTTTCTTTACCTCTTTCTTTAAATATTTATATATTACTCTTTCTACATAAGCTAATGCTTCATAATTGCTTATGTATCTTCCATCATGTCTGTGTCTTACACTTGATCTTATTATTTTTATTTCTTGATTGTATTGTCTTTTATACATTGTTGCTAATTGATTTTTACTTAAACCTTGTTTCCATTTTGTTATTATCTCATTTTCTTTCATACTACCACCTTATTGTAGTATGCTCTTTTATTTATTTAATAATTCTTTACACATTTCTATTCTTCCTAATCTTTTACCATACTCTAAAGTTTTTCCACTTCGTCTTCCTCCAAATATTATACTTTCTTTTGCTTTTATATCTTTTTTCATCTTTTCTTTTATTTTTTGAACTGAAATAAAATTTTCTCTTAAAAAGTCAAGTTGATAATTTTCATATGGACTATGAGGCTTAATTGTTGTTCCTTCTGTTATGAATTTTTTTAGTTCTTTATTCTCTGTTTGTAATTTTTTTATATTTTCTTCATACTTTTCAATTTGTTCTCGAATTATATAATATTGTTGATTTTCTACTATACTTGCAATAGCACTTATTCTTGAATTTTTACCATCTTCATATCCTTGCATATATCCTAATGCTTCATTTTGTGCTAATATCATCATTTTATGATTATTGATCTTTTCTTGTTTTAATTTCTCATTCTCTTTTTTAAGCTGTTCATTCTCTTTTAATGCTTTTTTATATTCTGATAAAATATGTTCTAACATTCTTGCTAATTCTACAATTTCTTTATTGTAATATCCGTGCCAGCCATTTTCTTTCACTTAAAATACCTCCTGCTATCTTTTGTTTGTTATTTCTATCTATTCCTACATAACAACCTGTATTTTCTTCTTTTGTATCTTTTCCTTGATATAAAATGCACTTGTTATCTATATTGTTCATACAGTCTTTGCATTTTATTAAATCTTCAAATAATTGCATTAAATCCACTCCTCTCCACACTTTTCACACTTATATACAATGTGGTCTATTTCCATATCTAAAAATTCAGCTTTCATTCTTCCACCACATTTAGGACAATGTAAACTAAATATATCTTTAATTTTTTCTATTATTCTTTTTATTTTTTCTTTCACTTAATTACCTCCTAATAGTTATCCGATTAATTTAATGTTAAAACCAAATTCTTGTAATTTTTTAGTATAATATTCACGAGAAGACCAATAAAATGTATGTGTTGATAAATACAAATGATGTTTAAAATAATTTTTTATTGTTTCTTTTGTTTCTATTATTGGTACAACCCAGCCATTGTCCATATCATCATCTACTACTATTTTATATTTACTGTTTGGTTTAATTTTAGAAAGTTCCACCCAATTTTTTACTTTATCCATCCTAATTCCTCTACTTTCTTATTTATTGCTTGTAGTTCTTCTATTGAAAATTCGTGCCAAATACTAGACCAATAACCTTGTGCTGCACAATACTTATCCCATTTATTTTTAAATTCTTGTGTATACCAACCTTCATTATTTGCTACCCACAAACCTTCTACTGCGTGAAATGTTTTTTTAAATGGTCTTTTATCAAAAGTAAGACTTACTCTAAATGTTTCTCTTTCATATTTATAAATAATTGTTTCTTCATTATCTAAATATTTTACATATCCTATATCATTTAACATCTCATCAGCTGTTTTTTCTTTCATTATGTATTACTCCTCTCCTCAACATTAAAAGTTTTTAAATGTCCCTTATTATCAATTAAATTTTCAAATTCTTTATCTGTTAAACCAAATATTTCAATATATGAATAATCGTAACAATAATCAACTATTATGCCATCTTCATCATATACTGTTCCCATATTGTCAGCTAGCAAGTTTCTTGTGTTAAATGCCTGTTCGTTAGGATAATTTTCTTGTAAAAATTTTTTTAATTTATCTATTTTATTCATATTTTATTTACTCCTTTACTCGTACTTTTTATTTTTAAAATAAATATTCATGTCTTTTATAAAAATATCGTATAAATGTTGCTTTGTTTTATTGCTTAAATCTGTATCATCTAATTCTGCTATAAATTCAGTAAACGCATCTACAAATACATCTTTTTTATCATCTTTTATTCCTTCCTCACATAAATCATGAAACATTTTGCTATCAGCTTTTAGCATATCTATTCTCCTCCTAATAATTCTGGATTATCGTATATATTACCAATTACTTCCAAATTATCTAAATAGCCTAGTTCCCACTCATCGTTATTACTAGCAATTACTATATACGAAGCTTGACCTTTGCTATATATAACTTGTCCTTTTATTTCTGATTCTTCTTGGTCTGCAAACAATCCTTGCACTATATCTCCCCTATATATTTCTTTTCCGTTCTCATCCTTTAGTCCTGTGTATTGTCCTATTGTTTCTTTATCTACTCTATACCACATTATTGCAAACAACATTGCTTCTTCTAATCCATAACTTGAATCTTGTTCTACTTCTCTTATAATATAAGTATCTTCATTTAAATCATAAGCTACTTGTCCTTCAACCCAACCTATATCTTTATTTTTTTCTCTAAATTTTATCTCTCTATTCATCTTCTCCTCCTACTTTATAGCAATTAGCCATATAACTTTCTTTTGTTAGTATTGTTTTTATGTCTTCTGCTAAAATAAAATTTGTATATCTACTATCTCCTCTTATTTCTATTGGTTCCCATAAATCTCTTGGCTTATATATGTCTAATACTTCCATTCCATTTACATAGTCTCCAACTTTTATTAAGTCTATTAGTTGTTTGCTGTGCTTTACTACTTTATCTATTTGAAATGGTACTGGAAGATTATATTTATTATTCATATTTACATATATTGTTTCATTTACTATTCTTGATACTCTTCCTATTCCAATGCAATTTCTGTTATCCATATTAATTCTCACATAATCATTTACTTCTAACATCTCTTATGTTCCTTTCTATACTTTTTAAATTCATGATCTATATATTTTTGTAAGTCTATTGTTTTCTTGTTTTTTAACTGCATTATTTCATCTTTTAAATATTTAATTTCTTCATTCCTTTTTCTTATTTCATATAAACTGTCATAGTATAATTGTTCATAATCTATATTTTTCATTTTCTATCCTTTTTTTCTTTTATTTACTTTGTCTAGTATTTTAGCTATCGTAGCTCCCGCTTTTGTTAATTCTTTATCTTGCTTATACAATCCTTTTTGATTCATAATAAACAATTCTGAATTTGATATTAATATTAAATTATCTAAGTCAAAATTTTGTCTGTTTCCATCTGCAAATATTAGATTATATCCTTTGGGAATTTTTCCTTTTTCTTTTTCATATAACCATCTATGTTTTAATACCCATTTATTTGGTTGTTTGACCTTTATGTACGTATACCCATCAATATCTATTCGTTCATCTCCTATTGGTCTTGCATTTGACAAATTTCCATTTTGAAACATTGTTTTTTTACATTTTTCATATTGTTCTGGGCTCATCTTCTTTCCTTTATTCCAAGAAACTTGTCCTTTCTGAAACCTAGTATTAATTCCATTGGTTAGATTTAATTTTCTTTTCATATTTGCTAAAGCACTCTCACTTAAATTAGTATTAAATCTTTCATTAAACCTTTTTGTAAGTTCTTTATGTGATATTCCTTTCACATTCTCTATAAGAAACTTTACATTTTCTTCACTGTAGTTATATTTCATTATTACTTATCTCCTATTTGTAGTATTTCTGGTATATCTTTTTTGTTTCCAAATTCATCGTAATGTTTTACTGCTTTTAGTGCTAGTTCCCCATTATTAATGATTGTTTGAGCAATATTTGCTATTGATTTTGCTCTTTCTCTTTCTTCTTGTAATTTTTCGCCTTTTAATTCTTCATCATTTAACCTCTCTAGTTCTTCAAATAAATGATTGTTTAAATCAACTAATTTATTCTTCATTATTTTTCTCTCCTTTCGTTTATGATTTCTTTTAGATCAACTATTTCTATTGCTTGCTCTGTTAACTTTTTATCTTTATCTTGTAACTTCTTTGTTACTCCTGTAAATGTGAATATAAACATTACTAGAGCTGTTATTATTAGTATTGTTACTGCTATTAAACACTTGTATAGTTTTTTATATTCTTCTTTCCAATTAATCAATTTAATTCTCCTCCTACTTAATTATTCTTAGTTCCAAATCTGGATAAACTTTTTCAAATATCTTATGTTTTAATTTAAATACATCTGTCTGCATTCCTTTAACATCTTCAACTATTGTTTTACCATTTTCTATGTACTTAAAATCCGCTATGTATTCTATCTTTCTGAATGTTCTTCCATTCTTCTTGAAACTATCTTGTAATAAAAATCTTGGTTGTAATTCCAAATTGCTTATTTCTCCTGCTTTCAATAATAGTTTTAATTCTTTATATCTTCTACTTTCTTGAATACTATCAAAGATGTAATCATCTACTATTACTTTTTTATTTCTGTATTTGTTCATTCTTTCACTTCCAATCTTTTGTTTCGTGCTCATATATTATTGGTTCAACATGTGCTAAGGCTTGCTCTTTTGTTATCTTTGGTTCTTTCTTCTTTTTGGCTTCCTTGTTGTATTCATCCATATAATCTTTTGCTACTTGCAATGTTGTTTTACCAATTCGCCACTTTCTTATTATGGTTTCATTTGTCATTTTTTTGCTCCTTTTCTATGTAATTTTCACATCTCCAAACTCCGTTTGAAGTTTTCTAATTCAAGCCTATTACAGCCTCTACATTTTACACATTTACCGTTCTAACGGTGGATAATCATATTTCATAGGCTAGTCCTCTGGCATTTCGTAAGTTTTAGGTATATTAAATATATTAGGTTGTATATCCATTTGGCCTTGCATTATTGCAGGTCCTCCAGTCAATTGTATATAACTAGAATACTTTTGTACTATTTCTGCTAATACTTCTTTTGCTCTTTTCTCTGTCTTGTAATATCCTAAGTCTTCATACAAACTATCTACTGTTTCAGTTCTTATACAAACATCATCATCACCTTCATCAAAGGTTATATAAACTCGTGTCATATTATCAAAATTTATTATTTTTCCTTTATCTTGACTTACTATTATCATAACTACCTCCTAAAATTTTTAAACCTTTAAACTTTGCTATTTGTAATTCTTGCTTTGTAATCCATTTTTGCCATTTTCCACATTTTCCACAATATAAACCTCTTCTGTTTCCCTGTATTTCTACAAATAGTTCTTCATTATTACATTTACTACATTTTTCTTGCATAATTACCTCCTAATCAATTCTTGGTATATGGTTCATATTTTGAGCTACCATATCCGATAAATAATATTTTTTAAAACTTACATCTTCTCCAAATCTATTCTTTTTTTGTACCCATTCTGTTGTAAATTCATATCCATCTTTTTTTAACTGGTCTATTCTTGCTCCTAACTGCATTACTCCTAAATCTTGATATGCTTCCCAACTTGTTATACTTCCAAACTGTCGTATATAATTTATAATTCTGTCCTTTTGAGTTATCTTCATTTGTTTATCACTCCTTTACTAATTCGCACCACTCTAAATTCTTGTATAAATAAGCATATGGGTCATTTGTATAATAATCATTTGGATTTACTGCTATTCTTGCTCTTATATCTGCTATTTTGGGTGTGAACTTTATTTCTTTTATTGTTTTATTAACTGCTTTTTCAAACTCGCTAGTCTCTGTTGTCATAAATTCTTTAAACCACAACATCAATTCTTCTTTACTGAACTTTTTATTGTATGCTGTTTCTATTTTTTGTATATTTTTGTAAAACTCTTGTTTATTCATTTAACCACTCCTCTATTTCTTTATTTTCATTTTTCTTTTTGTGGTTTTCATCCTTTGCTTGTACTAATGTTCTTATTCCTGCTTTTTGCCAATTATTTAATATAGCTTTTATGTACTTAATTGTTCTTTTATTAGCTTCTACACTAATTTGCATTGCATAAATTATTAAGTCTGTTGGCATATCTTTAGAATAATCTCCTAAAACTTCTACCCCATAAGGAGTAATAAGCCCTATATTTTCATTGTAAAAATCAATAATCTTTTGTAAGCCGTCAACACAACTGTCGCTTACTTTGTCATTATCATTTACATTAACATTATCATTTACATTTACATTTTCATTTACATTAGTTACCTTTTTGCTTTTTGTTTGCTTCTGTTTTGCTTCTGTTTTGCTTTTCTTTTGCTTTCCATTTTCATATTTTTTATAATTTGCATCTAATTGAGGTTTAACAAGAGAAAATATTGCTTTAGATATTCCTGTCAACTCTATTTCTTCTTGGTCTAGTGCATATCTCATTATTGCATTATATGAATCTGCTTGATTTTCTTTTGGTAACTCGCTTATAGCTTCATAAAAACTTCTGTAAAATATAAAACTATCTCTTGCCATTTGCTCCTCCTTTTGTAAAATATAAGGAGTAAAACTTATGTCTTACCCCTTAGTTGTTTGCTTTTCCATATTCTTTAATAAATTCTTCTTTTGTTTTGTTGTAATATTTGCACCAAGCTTTTTGTGCTAATTTCTTTAATTGTCTGTTAAGCTTGTCTCCATTTTTGCCATGTACTCCATTCGTTCCACGATGGTCTTTTCTCATCAAAAATACTATCAAGCCATCATTTATACTCTTTTGTCTGTAAGCCTTTGAAAAATAAACCTCGTGTCTTTCACAATATATTTCTGTTCTTACCGTGCTATATAATTTGCTTTTGGGCATAATACAAAATTCTTCTTCACTCTTTTTTACATTTTTCTTTGAGTTTTTCTGTGTATTTTTTGGGCAAGGATTAAAACTATTACTTAAATCTGTTACTATCATTTCTTATCCCATTCTTTCAATAAACTATTTATTTCTGCATCTGATTTTGTTTCTATATCTAACTGCTTACATTCTTGTACTATTAATTCAATTAATTTGCTCATTTCTGCCGTGTTATACACACTAGACCCATAATACGTAATTACATTTGTAAAACCGCTCTAATTTGCTTTTCATTGTTTCTGTAATCCAGCCTAAACCGTGATTACTCCAAGCTTGTCTAAATCTTTCTACTGCTTCGTTCTTTACTGGTATAACTTCATAACTTCCAATGTTCTTAATTAAATCTCTGTATATATCTTCCTTTGGTATATGTAGCTTATCCTGTAATTTTCCTAATAGTACCCAACAATAAGCATTACTATCTAAACTTCGTTTTGGTCTATATTCTTTTATTTCAAACTGCTTATCTTTTGCTTGTTCTAGTAAATAAGTTATTATTTTATTACTTGTTCCTACCATATAACCACCTACTCAATAACTTTTGTTAAGTCTGTTCCTAATTCTAAATAATTATCAATTATTTGCCCTTTTAATAATTCGTCATCTCCAGCTTGCTTTAAAGCTTCTTGTCCAAACATATAATGACTAGACCTATATATAACTTCTTGATTTTCTGGAACTACTATTTTTATTTTAGAATTTTGATTATATAATTCGTGCCATTTATGTGTTTTATTATTTATTTTGCTTAACTCATACTCTAATCTTTTTAATTGTTGTAAATTTAACTCTTCTAAACTACTCCATATTTCTTGATTTATTTTCAAAGATAAATCACTTACTACAATTCCTTGTTTTCTACATAATTCGTTTATTGCTGTTTTAACTATTTTGGTTGCTTCATCGTAGCTTATGTACATATTGCTATATATTTCTTCTTTTCTGTTTTTTTGTTTGAATTGTTCTACTTTTTGCATATCTTGTCCGCTTGCTATTCCGCTATCAATTCCAAATCCGCAAAATCCTAATGCTCTTCCTATCGCAGATGTTTCACAATTTTCCAACATTGAAATACTATTTACTAATCCTTTTTTTACTTCACTTGCAAAACCTGTTGCTAGCTCTTTCTCATTTTCATCAAATATAGTTGCTTTTATAGTTACATCATTATCCGTTTTATCTATAATCTCTGTTATAATTCTTCCATTTGGATTTAATTTTCTAAATGCAAGTATTCTTTCGCTTACTTCTGCATATTTCTTTCCTTTTATATCTGTCTTTTTTATTTCTGTGTTTACTTTTTCAATATCTTCATATTTCATCAAAATCTACTCCTTTCAAATTGATAGTTCATTTCCCTTTCTTCACGTTCGTTTTCTTCTTGTAACTTTTCTTGCACTTCTTCTAATTCATCTTGTGCTCTGTATTTAATTTCATTTAAATCATCTATGTAATCTTGATCATCTATTTCATCTATTAATAAATTTATAGAACTAACTATTTCGTCTAGTTCGTCATATTTTCTTTGTAAATCCATTTTTCCTCCTTTACATATCTGCTTCTTTGTGATAAAATAGAAACAGATATGAGTTTATATATATTCTTATTTTTGAGTTATCTAAAGCTTTTGTCGGTGCTAGATAGCTCGTTTATTTTGTCTAAACAATTTTCTACTAAAGCATTTATAATAATGTTTCTATGTTTATTTTTATCTTTTTCTGATACCCCCAAGTTGTTTACATCTTGTAAATTTAGTAAATCTCTTATCGTATTATTTAAAAAGTTAATTGACTCTTGTTTACAAAATTTAGTTCTTTGTAATTCTTGATTTAAGTTTTGATTTATTTTGCTTACTGCTAAGCTTTCTTTTTTTAGTTCATTGTTTTTTATTATTAAATCAATTTGTTTAAACATCTCTCTTCACTCCTTTCCTTGTAAAATTTTGTAAATCATTGTATAATCCACCATGAAAGGTGGTGATTTATAATGTTTTCATACATAATTAGCTATGATTTAATAGCTGATAAAGATTATAATTCTTTATATAAAGCAATTAGAGATTACGGCTCTTTTGCTCATATATTGGAATCTGTTTGGATTATAAACTCTTCTTCATCTTCCACCGATATAAGAGATAATTTAAAATCTTATATAGACAACAATGATAAGCTTTTTGTTGCTAAATTAGACGGTGAATCAGCTTGGTGGAATTTATCTAAAGAAGTTTCCGATTGGATTCATAAAAATACTTAATCTTTAGAGCCAGTGCATGCTGGTTCTTTCTTTCTTATTTCAAAATCCCCATTAATAAAAATTTCTATATCGTTAACCTTAACGACTGTTTTATTGTCTATTATTGTTATCTGTACCATATTTTTCCCTCCTCCTAATAAATCGTATTTTGGCAAAATGCCCATGCTGTTCCTATTACTGTTACTGCCCATATAGATGTATATACTACTGCTTGTCCTATAAGTTGATATAGTTTGTTTTTGTTTAGTTTTCTTTTCATTTGTTTTCCTCCTCTCTTAATTAAAAATTTCAATTCCTTCTTTTTGCAAAACTTCTTTAAATCTTTCTGCTTCTATACAATAGCCTCCAAAATTTGTTCCATATTTTTTACAAAAATCTGTTGCCTTGTTTCTATTAACTTGATAGTTCTCAGCTATATCTTTTGCATAAATTAATTTTGGTAGATTTTCTTTTTTCTTTAAATCTTCTAAATTTTTATTAATGTTTTTTAGAAGATTTATTATTTCATCTTGCAATGTAATCACTTCCTTTCCTTTTTTGTACCGTGTCGCAATTCGTTTTTTGCACAATATTTTGTGCTTATTGATTAAAAAAAATAGTTGCTACTTTTTTATTTAATGCTTTTGCAATCTTTTCCATAACCTCATATGTTACATTTGTATTAGTTCCTGTTTCTATTGCTGATATTGTATTTCTTGATACTTCAGACTTTTTAGATAATTCTTCTTGCGTTAATCCTTCTTTTTCTCTATACTCTTTTACCCTATTTTGCATATCCACACCTCTTTTCTTTTGCACAATATTTTGTGCTTTGCAAATACATTATACACTATTATTTTTGTTTGTCAACTATTTTGTGCATTTTTTTATTTTTTTTCAAAACTATTGATTTTTTGCACAATCTATTGTACAATATGATTATTGAAAGGTGTTGAAAATTATGTTCATTGGAGAAATTATTTTAAATTATAGAAATTCTTTCAGTCCTAAAATGTCTCAAAGAACTTTTGCTAGCAAAACTTCTTTAAGTCCTTCTTATATAAATACACTAGAAAAAATATACAATCCAAAAACTCGGTAAACCCTACTCTGTTACTACTGAAGTCGCTAGCGAATTAGCCCATGCAATGAATATGTCGATTGAAGAATTACTAAAGTTACTAGATAAAAATCAAGAATTTGAATTAAATATAAAAACCGATAAATTAGGTAACCCTGTTATAGAAATCCCTCTTCTTGGTACAGTAAAAGCTGGATATGACTACATGGCACAAGAAAACTGGGAGGGAACAATAGATATAGACAAAAAACTAGCAGAAAGTGGAGAAATGTTTGCATTGAAAGTTCATGGAGATAGCATGTACCCTGTACTTATTGAAGACGACATAGTTATTATTAAGAAACAAGACGACTTTGAAACTGGAGATATCGTAGTCGCTATAATAAATGGCGATGAAGCCACAATAAAAAAAGGGAAAAAAAGCGATAATAGTATTTTATTGCAACCATTAAATACTAACTACGAGCCACTTATATTCACTTATGATGAAATGAAAACAATACCTGTTACTATTGTTGGAATTGTTAAGCAGTTAAAAAGGGAGTTTTAATTATGGGATTTTTGGAGTTAATAAGAAATAAAAGTAAAAAACTTAAAGCAAAAGATAATATTGATGCCCTTACTCAAGTATTCGATGCATATTCTTATTTTGGAGAAGAAAAACATGTATTTAATCAAAAAATTATAGAAAGATATTTTAATTCAAATAAACCTAATGATTTTTTAGCAGTTGCTTTTTCGTATCTAGGAGAAGGTGCTAATTACAGAAAAAATGCAATAACATATTTTGAAAAATACTTGTCACAACCAACATCTCAACAATATTTTTCAGATTGGATTATATATTCTTCTTTAGCTACATTGTATGAGAAGGAATATCTTTTTGATAATGCACTTAATTGTCTTGACAAATTAATATATATAGACAAAGATGAAAATATAGCAGACTATACCAGAAAAGGCGATGTTTTGATAAAGAAAAATGTTAATGATGCTGTTCTATATTATGAAAATTTAAAGAAAACAGATATTTACTTAAAATATAAAAACATAATTGATGATGCTTATAATGATACTTTATTAAAAAAGAAAAAACGGTTATATATACAGACCGAAAAAAAAGAAACAATAAAAGAGAATTATGTTCCAAAGTTTGCGACACGGTACATAATTCTCACATATAAACACTATTGAAGTGATTACTTTTATAGTATACACTATAAAAGCCTTCACTTTCAATAGTAAATTTAAATTTTATTAAAGAAATTGGAGGTATTTTTATGGGAAAAAGAGGAAATGGAGAAGGCTCTATCTATTATAGTGAAAAATTGAATAGATGGGTAGGGCAGTATACTCTTGGAAACAAAAGAAAATCATTATATGGAAAAACAAGAAAAGAAGTAAAAGACAAGTTAATTATAAAACTAAATGAAGTTCAGAAAAATATTGCATTAGATAAGTGTGATATTACAGTGTATGAACTTGGTAAAAAAATTTTAGATACTAAACTGGCTACGAATACTATTCAAGAAACTTCTTATGTTACAATATTAAACTCGCTTAATAAAATTAAAAATAGTGATATAGCAAATATTAATATACAAAAAATGAACTATACCTTAATACAAAATTTTCTAAATACTCTTACAGACTTATCAAACTCATATATACAAAAAATTATAATAATGCTAAACCAAATTTTTAAAGAAGCTATAAAAAGAAATTATATCTACCAAAATCCTATGGCAAGTATAACTAAACCACTATCAAAAAATAAAAATAAAACTGTTGAAGCACTTTCTATTGAAGAACAGAAAACTTTAATTGAAATCATGAAAGATCACAAATATGAAGATGTGTATATGATTGAAATGTTCTCTGGTATGCGTTGCGGAGAAATATTAGCATTAACTCCAAATGATATAGATTTAAAACACAATATCATTCATGTTAATAAAACCATATCTCACAATAAAGAGCATGAACTAATAATCAATAATACAACAAAAACAGACTCATCTACACGAGATATTCCTATCACAGAACTTTTTAAAAGCAATATCCAACATGCTATGTCTAACATGAAAATAAATCCTTTAAATTTGATTTTTACAACAAATAAGTGCACAATAAACAGCGTTTCTAACGTAAATTGTTATTTACATAGATTAGCAAAAAAACATAAATTGAAGAATGGACAAGTTGCAACACATATGTTAAGGCATACTTATGCCACTAGAAGTATTGAATCTGGTATGCCTGCTGAAATCTTACAAAAACTTTTAGGACATAAAAATATACAAACTACAATAAACACTTATACCACTATCTTTAATAAATATAAAGAAGATGAAGTACTAAAAAGCACTGCAAATATAAAAATCATGTTAAAATAA